AAATGTTCAGAACTTGCTCAATTCCTACGTGTTAAAACATGAGCAAGTTGAGCAAGTTGTGCGAAATTCGCGGGATTCGCAGGATTCGCAAGTGTAACCACAAAATTCCTGGGGGGGAATCATGAGATTAAAAGACGCAATAGACCAATACCAAGCAATCGTTTACGAGAAGGCTCTAGGAGACAACCTAGTGTCCTTACAATCACGTAAAGATCTATCCCTACTGAGTGACTTCCTTACAAAAGAACTCGGCTCACATACCGTCCTGAAGCTTCAGAACGAAATGCTGATTCTAGCTGAAAATGAAAGATCTAAATCTAGTTAGGATTATATCATGAAAGATCTTAAACGATTGCTAAACGATCTTAAAGAATCAGTAAGTGACAGGAAATTAAGTAGAACTGATAGACTTTTGCTTGACATCCTCTCTGAAATCACCGACATATTAATTAGTGGCTTTAAGGAGAAGAAGTCACTTAATCATAAGAGGAAGACTAGTAACCCTCTTAATGAAAAGGAGATAAGAAATGAAAGAGTGTTATCACTGCAAGACTTCCTTCGTTCACGCAGGGGATCCAATCGACGGAAATGACTTTTGTGGTCACTCATGCTCCGCCGAATACATTCACCGAGTAAAAGAAATAGAGAGAGCAAGAGAAGATATGCCAAGATTTAAGGCATACATGGAGAGAAATAACCTGATGGTTGTGGATAACAAACTGGTTTCTAAGGGAGATGAGGATGAGACTGAAAAACAGACGGAAGAAGAAGTTCAAACAAAAGTGGATTGAAGTCCTCTGGTTAGTGATTACTGATGGAGGAATTAAGCAATGAGTAAAGAATTAAATTCAGTACCGTTAGAGGAACCAACCGCAAACGAAGTAGCATTACTTGGAGCATTTCTAAATCTAAACGCTCACTTCGTAAGTATGGGCGACACTCTCATTGCTGCTTCTAGGGTAGTACAGGCTTTAATTGATCGCGTAGAGAAGCTTGAAGAAAAGCTGAATCAATAGTGGATGCCTTTGAATACTATGGGAGCTTGGCAGGCATTGGGTTTGTCATAGCATTTATATTCAGACAGTTATGTGAGGAGATAATCAAATGGGTCACAAAAGAAGAGGACAAGTAGACAAAGACTACCGATGCATAACAGCATTACGGAATGAAATGTCCCGAATGCAACGCTCTGACGAAGATCAGATTGCACAGCTTCTAGGTCCATGTCGGGCAGGTAACTCCGAGAAAGAAGTTAAGCGTCTTCGAGAAAGAAATCGAGGACCACTAATAAAGAACCGCTAGGTACAGGTAGCGGAATATAAACAACGAGGCGTTAGTACACGCCTACAAGCCCGAGAGGGTGGAGCCTGTATTGGTACCCATTAATTTGGGGCCCCGTAGCTCGGTTTGGTAGAGCACCTACGTGCATAGGAGAACACCGTGCTTGCTTGTGGATAGAGAGTGATCACTCAGGAAGCAGGCATAACGGGTAGTATCCCTGAGGGTTGATCACCCATAGAGGAAACACATAGGAGGTCGCGGGTTCAAATCCCGTCGGGGCCTACAGTCGAAAGAAATGGAGCAGGGTGTCTGGTCGTACCGGAGGCCATCGTGCGCGGAACATACCGACCCTGCTCCGTTAATGTTTGGGAGAACAAAGGAGATAAGACATTGAGATATAACTCAGAAGAACACGTTAAGTACGTTAACGAATCTGCAAGGACAATAGAGCTAGACTTTTTTGTTGGCAGACATCTGTTTGATTTACTCGAAAACATTCGGACCAAGGAAGGAAAGTATCCTGGTGATAAAGACTATCACGAATGGATAAATGCGTTTGAAACAGTTGTTAAGTACGCTTGGCATAGCTCTTGGGATCGTATTCGAGAACTACAGAAGGAGGCAGAGAATGAGCGAGAAGGTCAATAAAATTGTTACCGAAAGAATCATCGAGCTGCTTGAGCAAGGGAAGGTTCCTTGGGTTCAGCCTTGGAAGTCTAGAGGAGGACGACCTAAGAATGCCATCTCTGGTAAACCATATCGAGGAATCAATGCTCTTATCTGTAGTAGCTTGATCAGTGGGTACAACGATTCAAATTGGTACACCTCAAAACAATTAAACAAGTTAGACCTGAAGCTAAAGCCTGAGTCAAAGTATACTCCGGTAGTCTTTTGGAACTGGATTGACAAGAAGAAGAAAGAGGGAGGCACTGAGAGGATCCCATTTACCCGCTTCTACAAGTGTTTCAATCGGCAACAGATAGAAGGCTCTGAAATTCTCTGGCCTGAAGAGGTTGAAGAGACTAAGCCAGTCGAGGTGTGGGAGGCTGAGGCTGAAGAGATTGTTAAGAAGTATCAAGAGAACAATGGACCTAAGATTAATTTCGGAATGGCAGATGCATTCTATGCACCACATACAGATTCCATTGGGATGCCTAGCAGGGTGGATCACACATCAGCAGCAGAGTATTGGAGTACATTCTTCCATGAGATAACCCATAGCACTGGAGCCAAGAAGAGACTCGACAGGGCTGAGGGAATGAAGGGAATGAAGGGCAACCATGCTTACTCGAAGGAGGAGCTTGTTGCTGAGATGGGAGCTTGCTTCCTCTTGGCAGACTTAGGAATTGAGAAGCATATTGAGAATTCAGCAGCCTACATTCAGGGGTGGTTGGAGAAGCTAAAGGGAGAACGAAAGTTCTTAATGCAAGCAGCACAGCAGGCAGAGAAGTCCTGCGATTATGTCAGAGGAGAGTCATATAATGACAAGCAAACATGATGGGTTTGAAGAGTTTAGAGATTTGGAGCCAGAACATTCAGAAGAGGTAGATCAACAAGTTTACGAGGGTATTGTCGAACACGCTTGCCAAGAAGCAATGGCTGAAATGGTTGAGATGGGAAACATGGCCGAGTTGATTAAAATGTTTTTTAAAGTATTACCAATAAGAGACAAGGGAAGTCATGACTCCGCGAGAACGGGAAATGATGTTGAAGCTGTTCAAGGCTAATCCAGTATTAACCACTGAAAACACATGTATAAAAACCGTGTTTCAATATGCTCTTAAGACTGTTGTGGATGATACACATCCAGAACTAAGCAAGGAAAAGCGACTAGATATATACTGCGAAACTCTTTTAGAAGTAGAAGAGTTGATGCAAGAATTTAACAAAAGGGCGAAAGTCCTAAACTAAGGAGATAAGCATGGCTGACTTAACAGATACCGGCAGAATTCAATGCGGGTGGACTCGAACCAATGTCACCAACGAACTAGAGCCTGTTGTAATTATGCACTGGCACTACAGACACAACGGGGAAAAGTTTCCAGTTATGGATATCAAGTTTGAAAACGTTCACCCCTCTTACAAAGGTGATCCTGAGTCTGGAATAAAGATAGGTGTTCATGAGGTATCATGTAGTGACCATGACAAGATCATCTTTGAGAACGCAGAAGAACTTGCCGTGGATACTTTCACAAATCCTGACGGAGTGAAGTGCCTCATGGTTACACTTAAGCAACCGTCCGCAAAGCTACCGAAGGAGGAGTAATGACTAGTTATACTGCGAGCAGCATGAATGCAGGACTAGCTTGCCCTAAGCTATACAAGTGGAAGTATGTGGACGGATGGAGTTCCGTTCCTTCTTCCGCAATGAGCGTAGGCACTTTAGTCCACAAAGGATTGGAAGCTTACTGGCTTGGGAAGAAGCTGTCTGATGCTCTCTTGGATATGTGGAATAGCACATCCGAAGATGACTGGTGGCAGAGCGAAGAAGGCTTGATTGCTTATGCAAAGTGTCGAGCATACATCAAGGGCTATTTTGAGAAGTATAGCTGCCAGAAGTTCTCCAAGCCTACAACCGTCTGGACTGAGAAGGAGTTTGAATTTACCTATGCCGACGTAACCTTCAGAGGAAAGCTTGATGCTTTGGTGATTGACCATAAGAATCTAACAGCAGAAGTCATCGAGCATAAGACAACCAGTCTCTCTCTTGAGGTGGGTGGTGTTTATTTTGACCGGCTTCCAATGGATGTTCAGTGTACCATCTATAGACAAGCAGCTCTGGAGATACTTGCAGATCCATCAACAATGTCGTTGCCAGGCTCCATCCCTGAATTGCCTACTGTTACCTATGATGTAATTGGAACCAGTCGGGCAGCTCCGAAACAAAAGACTAAGGCAATGGGAGGAAAGTCAGTAAAGCGAAGAAAGAATGAGACTGACGAGGAACTAGCCGCAAGGAAGGAAGAGAATCATGAAACCATAGAAGAGTTCGAGAAGCGAATGACTGAGCTTTATAGAGATCCTCTAATCCCAAAGTATATAAGACATGAAGTTTCATGCACGATGACGCAACATACTGATAGGTTGACTGAGCTTGTGAACTATACTAAGTTACTAGCTAACAGGGAGTTCTTAGAGATAAGGAATTCAACATCATGCGGGAACTATGGAGGCTGTGCCTTTGTGGATACTTGCCTTGGAAGAGCACGACCGAGTGATTCTCCAAAGTTGATTCAGATATCAGATAGACACCCCGAGCTAGATGGAGAAGGAAACAATCACGTTTTCTATAGCTAAAGGAGATAAGATGGAATTTGATTTATCAATTACAGAAGGACCAAAGNTACCGCCAAGGGTGGTNCTTGTTGGTGGNCCAGGCATGGGNAAGACTACCTTCGGAACTAAATGCCCTGACCCTGTATTCATTCTCACTGAGGANGGATGCGCGGCTAAGGTTTCCAAGATTCCTCCAGTAGGAAAGTTGGACAAGTGGGAAGATGTGATGGCCGCAGGTCGCTACTTAATCAAGGAGGACCACGGGAAGAAGACATGTGTTGTTGACGTTGTTAATGCCGCAGAAAGTCTTTGCAAAGATCATATCCTCAAGACCAAGTTTGACGGACAAATGCTGCCAGCGCGAGGTAAGGAAGGCTATATGCAGTGGGGCCAAGGCGATAAGCTTATGCACCAAGAGTTCCTTCGACTCCTCAACTGCCTAGACATTCTCCGTAATCAAAAGAATATGATGATTGTTCTACTTGTTCATGAGGGATTGCATCGCCAGGGTAACGCCTTGGGTGATGACTTCCTGAAGATTGGTGGAGCAATGCACAAGTATACGTGGAATGCAGTGATGGAGTGGGCAGATCAAATTGGCCACATCACTAAAGACCATGTTGCCGTGATGAAGCAGGGTGACAAGGTTGCCAAACAAAGAGGAAGCAATAAGAGAATTTGCTACTTCGAGGGTGGACCAGGCCGTGACGCGAAGAGTCGTGCAGGCTATGAGATGCCCGAAAGTATTGAATTCTCTTACACAAACTACATCAAAGCACTCAAGGAGCTTAACTAATGCCAGCATTAAATCATGAACCAGAAGAAATTACCGAAGGATTCCCAGAAGGAATCTACAACATTCGCGTGAAATACGTCGAATTCCCATTCACATTTAACTCCGGCAATATCGGGATCAAGCTCCAGTTTGACGTTTGGAACAACGATGGAATTGGATTCACATCCTGGGAAAACGTTGTAACGTCTCTGCCCTCATGCAAGTGGAAGCTTAAGGAGCTTTGCTTTGCCCTGGGCATTGACTACGACAACCCCGAATTAACCTCAGAGGAGTTTGAGAATAAGGAGGGTAAGGCCAGCATGAAGCGAGAGGCAGGCAGCAAGTGGTTATCTGTTGACCACTACCTCTCAGTGGATGCTGTTGATGAGAAAACAGACGTAAAAACTGTAGACGCATCACAGGATTCAGTGCCATTCTAAAGAGCGGAGGGGGTGCCTTACTTCTCCCATGTAATCCCTCTGAGTTCAGTCCTTATCTCCTGCTCTCAGATGGCACCCCCTCCCCTCACACCTAACCGTATTCAAGGAGCTACCATGCCCGAGTTGATGCTTTGTACTTCATCGCGTATTCACCCAAAAATAAGACGGCTTAAGAATAAATTGGGAGCAGAAGGAGTGTTAGCACTCTATAACCTTTGGTGCTTCTGCAAAGAATATCGAAAAGACGGGCATCTAACTGGCATGGAAGACCATGATATATCGGAGGCGGCAGACTATGACGGTGACAATGAGACGTTTGTAAAAGTCCTTGTTAGTCTAAAGCTGCTAGATGCCAACGGTGGGGTGTTCACTATTCATGGATGGAATAAATACAACTTAGGCAAACCCAAGAGACAACGAAGCTCTAAAGCCTCTCCTTCGGCTGATGCGTCTGAGTCTCTTGGTGGGAAGTACACGCCTGTTGCAGAGGTTGTATCCTACTATAAAACAGTACACCCCACCCGAGGCAAGAATATTAAACCTGGCTCTTCTGACTGGAAGAGAATTCGTAGAGCCCTGAAGGATGGCAATACTGTTTCAGATTTGCAGAAAGCTATCCTCGGAAACCAGCTTTGTCCTTGGCATCAGAACGTGCCA